TTACTTGCAGACTCCATGACAGCTGTTTCAAATGCCAACCAGAAGATCATAGGAGCCACAACAGTGAGTTCAACTGCCACAGCATTTGACAACTTTGATCTAGATGATGCCACAGCGGCTATGTACTACGTGGTGGGCAAGAATGCCACTGAAGGTGTGTACAGTGTACAGGAAGTTTACTGTGCTGGTGCACCAGGAGAGGCCTCTGTGTCCCAAGGACCTTTTGTGTCAACCAAGGAAACAACTCAACTTGAATTCTCAGCCTCATTCAAATCAGATGCAGATAACAGCCTGGAATTGTCCATATCATCCACGTCAGGTGGATCCACAGTGGTCAATGCGTACAGAATCAACTGTCTAGCAGAATAAACCTACAAATAGCATAAATACCTGCAATATTAACAATCATGCGGGAGATATGGAACCATGACAACACGAAACTTTAGAGTAAACAACGGATTAGAAGTAGGTGATATAGTAATATCAGCTTCAGCTAACACCATTGTAGGACTAGCGACAGCGGCGCCAAGTAATGACGGTGACGTAGCAAACAAGAAGTATGTTGACGACCAAGCGACGGCAACACTAACACTTACAAACAAAACATTAACAGCACCAGTTCTTAACGGACCGTTAGTAACAGATTTATCAGTAAACGATATCGTAACAAACGGATCAAATGCAGACTTCACGATAGACACTGCAGGTACAGGTGACATCAATCTTACAGCAGGTGCTGACGTAAACATACCAGCAAACATCGGTTTGACTTTTGGTAATGATGCTGAGAAAATTGAGGGTGATGGAACAGACTTAACTATCGCAGGAAACAACATAAACCTTACAGCAGTAGCAGACATCGTTGTACCAGCTAACGTGGGAATAACATTTGGTACAGGAGAAAAGATCGAAGGTGACAGCACAGACTTAACGGTCACTTCCGGTGCAAAGATAAATTTAACAGCAACATCAGACGTACACATTCCAAACAACGTTGGACTTGCTTTTGATGCCTCGGGTGCTGAAAAGATCGAGTCAGATGGAACTGACTTATCGATCAGCGTAGGTTCAAACGGTGACATCAACATACCAGCAAACATTGGTTTAACTTTTGGAGATGACGGCGAGAAGATCGAAGGTGATGGAACTGACTTGACTATAGCAGGTAACAACATTAATTTAACAGCAGTAGCAGATGTAGTAGTACCAGCTAACGTTGGTATCACATTTGGAACTGGTGAAAAGATCGAAGGTGATAACACAGACTTGACTGTGACATCGGGTGGTGCATTGAACTTGACAGCAACAACAGACGTTGTGATACCGGCTAACGTTGGAATTACATTTGGAACTGGTGAGAAGATCGAGGGTGACAACACAGACTTAACTGTTACTTCGGGTGCTAAAATTGTATTAGCGGCCACTTCAGATGTTGAGATACCAGCAAACATTGGTATAACATTTGGTACAGGTGAGAAGATTGAAGGTGACAACACAGACCTTACAATCACTTCAGGTGCAGACATAACCTTGGCGGCAACGGCGGATGTAAACGTTCCGGTCAACGTTGGAATACGTCTTGGTGATGGTGGTGAGAACATCGAAACAGATAACACAGACCTAACAATCACATCGGGTGGTAAAATCAATTTAGCGACAGCTTCGGATGTACACATGGCCAATGACAGAGGAATAGTTTTTGGTGATGCAGGTGAGAAGATAGAAGGAGACGGGACAAACTTAACTATTTCATCTTCTGGAACATGTACTATCACAGCAGTTGGTCAAACAATCGTTTCAAACGATTTGGTAGTAAGTGGAACTTTAACAGTAGCTGGTAACATCACAACTACCAACACTACAACGTTACAAGTTGAAGACAATCTTATTGAAGTGAACAGAAACGTTTCTGCCGCTTCTGGTATGCCAACTTACTCGGGTCTAGTAATTAACAGGGGTGTCTCATCAACTACCACAGAACAAGATCTTTTCTGGGTTTGGGATGAATCATTTGCAGATGACGGAACAACTATCCATGGAAACGCGGGTGGTGCCTTCACAGCATTGAGAGCCTCTAGGGGTACAGACAATGAAACATTATCAACAATAACAGCCACAGAGACTAACTTGGTCGATGTGAGATGTAACGTTGTACACGCCTTAGCAACTTCGGCCCAGTACGCGGACGTTGCCGAGCGTTTCGAAGCAGACGCTCCTATGGCAACTGGTGCAGTAGTAATGGTTGGTGGTGAAGCAGAGATCACAGAAACAACAGCAGATTTATCTGATCAAGTTTTTGGTGTCATATCTGATCAACCAGCATATGCCATGAACGCCGCGGCGGGTAACAGTGATTCACATCCTTACGTTGCGATGACTGGAAGAACTCCAGTGAGGGTAACAGGTGCAGTGACTAAAGGTCAAAGATTAGTTAGTTCATCAATCAAAGGTTGTGCGAGAGCGGCCGCAACAGGTGAATCATATTCACCATTCCATGTTATTGGTAGAGCACTAGAGAGCTCAACTGACGCAGGAATCAAATTGGTAAATTGTGCAGTGAGAACAAACAACTAATAAATATCAATACTTTTTAGTAGAATTAAAGGCCTTGTATTTCTACAAGGCCTTTTTTTTAGGTTATAAGATCTAGAATAGTCTGTAACTTGCCTTTAATGGCTTTGTTATTCAGTGTATTCTTAAGACCCATGTGTAGGTTCTTGGGCCAACATTCAAACGCAGTCCAGCAGTAGCCAGAGTGTTCAGCATTCAGCTTGGGTAAGAATTCAGTCTCTATCGCAATAAGATAAGTGTGGAAGAAAAACTTCTCATCATTCGATGTGAACATCTCTAAGGGAATAACTTTCTTGAACTTGGGAATAGCACCCACTTCTTCCTTTATTTCTCTCTTCAGACCTTCAAAGGCCGATTCTGTGTACTTCGTCCTTCCACCTACCAATCCCCACATTCCTTTTGTCTTACTATCAGTCCTCTGCAAGAACAGGAAACGTTTTGTTGATGTGCTGTAAAAAAGGGCACCAGAACATATGATGTTGTCTTCCATGCTATATTATAACAGATTGTATGTGATTTATCAAGGAGTAGTTGCGTCTTGTCCAGAAGCATTGTCGTTGGCAACATAACTGCCATCTATGACTATGCTCCAATTACCTTGTGTGTAGACACCTTCGTAGGACTTGACCCATTCCGTACCGTTGAACCTGTACTGTATTCCTGTGTTCAGATTGGTAACATAGTGCTGTGTAGAATCTGGATCAGAAGCGTCAAAAACCTTCAACCATTTGCTCTGTGAACTACTGTATTCGATGATGTCACCGACGTTGGCAATAAGTGTTCCCCAGGTCGAGCTCTGAGCTGTTGCTGTGGAATCCCCAACATCATCTATGATAAGATATCTATCAGCATTGACTGGTGTGCCTGGATCGAACGTTGAAGGATTTATAATTTTCTTGACTCCTGTAAGTGTATTTGCAGGGATTGTATCATTATCTATGCTGTACAACAATATTGTGTCGTCCAATGTGCTTGTTGCAATAGTTCCTACTATTTCATTTCCGTTTGGTTGCGTTAACCTAATCTGTGATGTACCGTTAGTGACTACTCCATATTGTTCTAGAAGCACCTTCCAATTGACTGCTGGTCCAAATGTTTCAAAAGGATCTGCTAGACCTGGATCTTTCGCTCCTGTGTAGAAACCATCCCCACCCGACTTAACATTTACTCCTGTTGTACCTAACAACCTCAATTGGTTTCCTGTAACCAATAATCCAAAATTGTTTGGCGTAATAAAGCTTCGTGAAATCAAAGAACCGTCTATCAATCCTTTTGCTATTCCACCATCGTCGTCGTAAACACTCATGATAATTTTCTGTACAACACCCAATTTCTTGACTTTCACTGGAGGTGACAACCATATTGGCATTGAGAAAGTAAGAGTTGCAATATCTATCTCTGTGTCTGCTCCAACCGGGATTGTTCTAGAACTAAATGTAATTCCTGTCAGTTCAACATAACTTAGACTGGTCCAGTCAATGTAGTTGTCTGATTTTTGTATCTCAAAATCTGGATTGAAAAGGTATAAAATCTGCTCTAAAATTTGTAATTTTTGATCTGTGTTTGAACTCCATATGTCTGCTGTGACTTCTAATCTAAAAGGAGATGGCATAACTTTCTCGACAGTGTATCCTGCACCTAACTCGTTTGTGTAGTTTCCGTCACTGTCAATGCCTCTTTCTTTTAGATGCTGTTTCTCAATGTGATATGGGTTTTGCATCCTTTCCCTGTCGTAATTTAACTCCCTAACATAGGCCGCTATCTTTGGTGTGTACTGTAATGCATTCTCAGAATTCTGTCTAAGAATGTTTGCAACTTGCCTTGTTGGGTCTCCGTATACAACAGGCACAGCTCTCAAAGTGATTGAATCATCTTTGCCTTTGCCGGTCTCAACAGAGAAATTACTCAATATTCTTATAAATTGAGTTAAAAATTTCCTAATCTGGCCTTCATAGAAGTGTAACATTTTTAATTGTCAGCCTTTGGTTTGAGAGCATCTGTAAGCGATTGTCTTTGCGAAACAGTCAATCCATTTATGGTATCAGATGATGAGTTGTTGACAAAACCTGTTTTATAGTTTGCTCTCGAATCGTTGTTTGTTGTAGTTATTCTGACAGAGTCCTCTATCTTGACCCATCTGGTTCCGTCATAACGGAACAACCTGTTTGGTAAGAAGTCTGTTCTCAAGAAATAATCCCCTTTGTCTATACCTGCATTTGGAAAACTGATTCCAAATCCTGCAGGATGACCATTGGGTGCAACACCATCACCATCCATGTAGAAACCATAGTGCGAACTTGCTGGAGTGTCGATAACTGCATTGACTTTCTTGTCGGCACTTGCTCTTGTTTCTTCTGTGTTGACATTATCTGTTCTAATGTTACCCCTCTCGTCTATGGGTGCAACATAATATTGTTTGTAGTTGAATCCAGACTTGGGAGCATCTTCTTCTGCCTGTTTTACAACTTGATCATTAATTGTTTTTTCTCTGTTAAAAGTTGACATGTAACTTGCAAGAGAACCTTCGGTCGTCGCATCTCCGATAATATCTCTGTACTCCTGAGAGTCAACCATCGTTTTCATTTTTAGTCTTAACAAGTGTGGCCACCATGTCTGACTGAATCCTTCCGCGGCTCTGTTTACATCCTCTACAACGTAATATCTTTTGAGTGCTATAGGTATGCTTTCGTCTAGAGAATAGTCTTCTTTCATGTGTGGAAACTCTATGACATCACCTGCCAAGGGTTTTCTTCCTATTCGTTCAACTATATCGTTAAGGTGAACGGTTAAAAACAGTGTGTCATTCTGTAGGAACATTCCAAACTGTGATAAGTTGAAATCTGCATCTTGCACATTGTATATCCCACGCACTATATAAATGTCATCAGCATATTTTCTATCCCTGTTCTCAAGGAATAATAGATCCTGTATGGTTCTTTCGTTGAGACTGTCACCCGAATATTGCGGTTGTGATGGAGATGCATCTCCATCCTTCTGTGAACTACCTTGATCATATGGACCTATGTATTTGTGGAAGTGTAAGTCGGTTCCGCCCACGGTAAACATCTCCTTGATGTTACGATCGAAGAACTTGTAGTCGTTGCCCTTTTCAGGCTTGAAAATGGATAATCTTGGCATATCATACATATTTATTGCACAGACAAAGGTTATAAATATGAGTATGTCAGAACTACAAACAGGACAACAAGAAATATTTGATTACGTCAAGAATAGCCTAGGTGATGGTATGATTGATGTTGAATTAGACCCTAAACACTATCAAACGGCACTGGAAAGAGCTATAAACAAATTCAGACAGAGATCATCAAATGCTGTGGAAGAGTCGTATGCTTTCCTTACTCTGAAGAAAGATCAAAATTCATACATCTTACCAGACGAAGTAATTAATGTTAGAAACTTGAACCGAAGGACTGTCGGTTCTAGGACAGAAGGTGGAGAAGGTGGAACACTTTTTGAACCTTTTAACTTGGCCTACACAAACACATACTTGTTGAGAGCAGGAGCAACAGGCGGATTGGCCACTTATTATGCTTTTGCATCATACCAGGAACTAGTAGGAAAAATGTTTGGAAGTTTTATACAGTACCATTTTGATGTGGCAACAAAGAAATTAACAATCACACAAAGACCCAGGGCAGATAACGAAACAATCCTTATGCATACAGACAACTACAGACCAGACATAACACTGTTCAAGGACATCTATTCTAAACCGTGGATCAGAGATTACACACTAGCAGTATCCAAGGTCATGTTGGGAGAAGCAAGAGGCAAGTTCAACACCATCGCAGGACCACAAGGTGGCAC